ATGGCATCAGTATGACCCACTACTAATCCATTCTGTTGAATGGAGAAGCATTTTCTGTGTAAGTTAAAGTATACTTTAACAGGTTTAGTCGCTATGATGTTCCTGTCTTTGACAGGTTGGATAGCTGAGATGAGATGGTTAATCATATGTATATGTATGTGTTTTGTTATGTTGGTTGGAATTTTGTTGCCCCTTAATTATAACCGATCTGTCAACCCTTTATGGGTTGGTTTTTCTACTGCCTAGGAATCTCCACGCTGAGAACGAAGTTCCGTGCTAGAGCCTTGACGGTAGTGAGAAATCGTTCTTTACTATAATGGTTGTACCATTCTAGTAGTTGTCTAAATCTTACTAAAGTAAGATCAAAACAAAAAACATCTGTTAACAAACAGATGAGTAAAAGAAACCGAACCAATCGCTGTGCAAGCTTCAAAGAAGCTTAAGTAACCTTCATAGAAGGTTAAAAGTAAGTTATTTATAACTTAACGAAGGGGTCACCTTAGCTTCACAGAAGCTATTAGAGGGCTATGGGGGGTGGTCAGCAACGACACAGCGTATATAAGGGTCTCAGAAATTTTTAACAAAAACAAAGCACCCCCATTGTAAGAACAGAGGTGCTAAGTACACATACACAGAATTACATGAACAATTACGAACACATATGAAAGTTATTCAGAAGCTTCTTCGTCATCATCGTCATCTTCTACCCAGATCCAGTCGTTGTCAACATCAGAACACTCTGCATTTCGTAGTAATTTACTAGCACGAAGTACAAGACCAGTAGCTGAGAACTCGTTATTAAAAGCAAACCTGCAACCTTCCATAACATTATCGTCATCTACTATAATAACATAGTTAGGAAAGTGTTCTCCAGCAATAGCCTTTAATCTTTCTAGGGGGTCTGGAGAAGTTTCGCTTGACATGGTAGTTAGTTATGGATAATTTACTTAAAACCAGCTGTTAACTGATCTGTTAGTTCGCTTATAGTAAGCATCTTTAAAGTTTCTTAGCTCTTCGTCAACCAAATCTCGTTTCCTATCCTTGATTTGTCTGTCAGCATCTTGAGCCATTTGGGTTACCCAGTAGTTACAAGCGATTGACAGAGCGTCAAGGCGGTCATCGTGACGAATACTTCCTCGTCTGTTGGTCAACCTCGTCATCTGATAGAACAACATATAGTGCAGGTGTTTTTCTGCTGGGTAAGATTGTGCTGTCTTATAGTCGTTCTCTATGACCGTAGGGTCTATAACTAATTTATGACCACCTAGAAGGGGTTCTAAGGTATCTATAATCCGTTTTTCCTTCTGGGTGTGGTGTCGTACCTCTTCTAAGGTTACAGGGTATTCTCGTCTAAATATAGGGGTTATTAGTTGGTTGAACATACCGTCACCAAAGTTAGATTCTGTAATAACAGCGTTAACTTTGTTTCGTTTGGCTATGTTGACCAACTCCATAAGAGTATCTTCGTCATATCCACCTTTGAGTCCACCAGCTTCTGGAACATATAGAGTACCATTCAGCATCTTTACTACAGCATAACCAGTTTCGTCAGAACCTCTACCAGAGGGGTCAATAGAGAGTACAGATCCAGTGTACGGAATCATATCTCCTACAACCTTCATAGGTCTATAGTAACGATCTCCACGGAGTCCTACATTAGGGATAGCATCCCATTCTAAATCTGGTGTCTTAGCCCACACTAGTTTCTCTGGAGCTACATCTGGGTCAACAGATTGTACTATAAGGTTACCTAGTTTGAGTGGGAATCTATCCACATCCGACAGGCTAGGGTTAAGCATGAACTGTAGTGCATATCCTACAGAACCATAGGATATCTTTCGTTCATTTAAATCAAAGTCTGTAAATCTAGACGGCTCAGCTGATTCACCTTCGTTCTCATCAGAGATACATAGATCTGACAAGGTATTGTTGTAAGTCAGCTCAGCCTTCTTTGTGGACACTTTCTCAGATGCCCATACTCGTCCGTTATACCCCCTAGAAGTGAGTTTCGTGTACACTGAGTCCTCACACTGCGGTGTACCTAGAAAGAGAATCTTAGAGGCTTCTAGAGGTTTTAAAATAGCATCAAACTCTTTTATTTGTTCCGAGAGTTTGTCTCGCATTTGTTGCGTTGCTGAGTTAGTTGGGACTTCAATATCGTCTGCAATGATGATGTCAGCACGGCTACCTGTAAGTTGGGAGGTAACCCCCAGAGACTTAACCGAAGGTGCATGAGACGCAGGTGCAGGTCCAACATCAAAACTAACTTTTGAAAATCTTTGATCACTTTTAGGTTTGAGATGCTTAAGAATAGGGATTTCATGAAGTAATCGGAGGGTGAAGGTAGAGAAGTCATCAGCACGAGTTTTAGATGCAGACACAACTAAGATGTTCTTAGAAGGGTCTAGTAGTAGTTGGTGAACAACGAAGGCAGAACAGATCCAAGACTTACCTACACCACGGAATCCTTGTATAACAGCCCTCTTAGGACCATGCTGCATAAAGTCTGCAATGTCATACTGTATAGGAGTAGGATCTCGTTTTATCTGCTCAAGAGAGTGCCAGATAAAGTACAGGAAGTTTCTAAAGTCCTTGAGCTTTTCTGGTATCTCCGTCTTCATCAAATGGTAGTAAGTGTACTAACTCCTTCAACGGTGTCTCTTCGTTGACCGCTGTAGTGATCTGATTATCTTTAAGTAGTTGCCTAGCAACATTCAGCACAGCTGGTGACGCTTCTCCAGATTTGATAGTTGCTATCAACTCTTGGATAGTAAGCGAAGCTAGTTCTTCTAGCAGTTCTTTATTTTGATTTGCCATCTTTTAGTTCTTTGTATATCTTGATACCAAGGTAAAACAAAGTAGTCAAGCCCACAAGGATTGCTACTGATGTATTTACACCATCTAAGGTAAGTGTGCCAAGTAAACCAGTAACTGCGATTGCAGGGGTTAAGTGCGGACTATTCATTTAAGTTTAGTAGGTTAGTTATTACATCCTCAGAACCTCCAGACTTGCCTACAACCTTCGCTTGACGAATTTGCATATACTTATCTTTCACTTCTGGGAACTCTTCAAGCATCTTTACAAAGGCTACTCTGCGATACCTAGAGATTATTCGGTTAATCAAAGCGATTCGTGGACTCTTCACACCACCTTCTGAGATGGTAGATAGTCGTTGATAACGCTTATCTCTTATTAGTTTTTCTAAAGACTGTCGTAGACTCTTACCTCTGATCTTGGTTTCACTTAGTAGTTCTAACTGACGATCATACGCAGATTGATTTGTATCTTTTTTATAATCAGTTAGATCTATCAATCTATCTAGTTTTGTAGGAGGGTTTGTGAAGCCATGCTCTAAGTTAGCAAGCTCTTCAAACACTTCATCACCCTTACGAGTAGATATTCTAGAAGGATTGAACGGACCAACAATAGGGTAGTTCTCTACTGTGATAGGCTCACCGAGAAGATTACGCTTAGGATCAAGTGCGTCATTACCGTTAGGTAACTTCTTGAGTAACGCATCACCAATGTTACGAACTTCTCGTGTGGTTGTATCACCACCAAGAGATTGACCTTGGTATAAAATGTTCGGTACGAATCCACCTGCAAGATTATTTACAAGCTTCTCCATCTTTCTTTCTGGATTTGATAACGCATCAGAAACTAACTGTAGACCTGCTAAGTATGACTTATCAGTAATATTACGAGTCATTGATATCGTAGCAGCTGCGAACACTTGTTCTGCTACAGTGCTGTTGATCTCCGAATTAGCTTCATCAAACTGGTCTACTAAATCAGCCAGTACACCAAAATGAGTACCGAAAGGATCAAGTCCAGAATAACTAAAATACTTATCACCCACACGGAATGAATACCTCTGCCAGCCAGTTTGCTCAAGCGTTTTAAGTTGGGCAGTATCTTTTGGACCACCAGATGTAATAAAGTCACGGTTAGAAAGAATCATATAGAGTAGACTCGCATTCATCATAGAAGCTGTGGCTATTTTACCAGCAGCTCTAGCTCGTTCTACAGGGTTACGACTATTTAATTCTTTACGGATTGTAGCTTGTGTGTTCTTCAGCATTGGCAAGTCTGGCATGTTTGCTAGAACTTGACGAGATACTTCTGGACCAGCGAAGAACGCACGATCAAAAGAGAACTTTAATAAGTTAATTGGAGTTCTAATGAATGGGAAGATTAGTTTTAAAATCGGAACAGTCTTTACAATCGCACCAGCTAACTCAGCAGACTTACCTGCGTCATTAGTGAATGTACCGTAACGAGCGTGTTCCAAACTACGAGCTGAGATATTATCTATCTCACCTAAGTTTTCAAAACCAAGACCTCCGTCTTCATATTTCTTTAGAGCGTCACCACGCTTAGCGGTTTCACTATCAATTATTTCTTGGACTTTAGCAGCTCTTTCAGACGGTAATAAACGCTTACCCCCTTTTGATAGATTTTCTGCATCCATTTTTTCAACTGCATCATTAGCATATTTAATTATTCCTGTATTAGAAAAGGCTCGCTCACCATTTACCATCACGGTTTCCATACCACGAGCTACATAGTCAGCGAGTTCATCTGGGTTTTTAATACCCATCTTCATACCTTTTAGGGTTAGTTCTAGTTTTGCATTCTGACGGAAGAGGGATTGTTTGAACACCTCATCCATAGATAGCAAGAGTTTGGTTGGTATGTTTACAACATTGTTACCGAACCAATTGAAAGCTTGACGCATAGTTTGCTCTGGAGCTGCGTCTGCAAAATATTCTGGGCGATGAGTCTTAGCTGTGTTCTCTAATGGAGAGCGTCCAGTGTCTAAGAGTTGATCGTCTAGCTTGTAAGCTTTTAAGAAGAAGTCCATACCTTCTCGGAAGGATTCTAGTGTAGCAAACTCTTTCATAACATGACGAGTGATTGCTGGGTTTACAAACACACCACCAACAGCTGTCTCTACTTGTAGAAGAGTCTGTGCTACCATATTACCTATAGCATTCTTCATGAAAGTACGAGGACCAGATAACAATGAGTTGATGTACCAGTTCTGTGCTTTCTCCATGAATCCATTAGGATCAGCTTTACGAGCTTGAGAAGTAAGTCCCATCATTTGTCTTATTGCATCATCTGGGTTAGCTGAAAACAAAATTCTATTAAGAAGAACATTGAAGTTTTGTTCACCAAGGTTGTTTGCCATGTATTCATTAACAATCTCTTGGTTTCTTAGCTCTACTTCATTTAATGATAATCTAGTTCTCTTAAATTGTGTAGACTGTAGACCTTGTCCAAATCCTCTACGAAGATTAGAACCAGCAGCTGTGATGCTTACTAGTTTTTTAATCTCACCAACAAGCTGTGCTTTGTCTATATCAGTGACCGCTGTACCTTTATCCTTTAATTTTTCTGCTAATTCAAACACTGTATCAGTTTGACCTAGAGCTAAGGATTCTACTGTATACATACGAGCTGCAATCCTACGAAGTTCTCCTGCATCTTTACCAGCAGCGTTTACTTCGGACATAATAAAATCTTTGTCAGTTCCAGTAAGTTCTGAGAAACGATCTACTGCGGCAGCGATACCACCAGCTTCTAGAGATGCTGGGTTTAGTTTTGGATTAGCTGTGAGTTGGCTATCTACTGCTCGTTCTGTTTCAGCAATCAAAGTTCCTAGATCATTTGTTGTTTCTACTTGGTTAAGTGATTTACCAACACCTTTAACAGCTGCTTCACCACCTCGTTTCACTCCATCAAAGTCTACAGTAGCTTCTCCAAATGCAGTTTTAATTATCTTGTTTCTGTTCTCTTCATGAATCTGTTTGAAAGCAAACGAACTTCTAGTTGGGAACATACGAGATACAGCTTCATCTGTATAATCAATAGCACGATAACGCTTCTTACTTTTAGAAACAAGATCACTATAAGCTGTAACAACATCTTCTAAAGCTGTACCTTTACCTTCTACTCCGATAAGTTCTTTCAAGAATGTTAATAACTCATCAAATAGATTCTTACCACCAGTACCTTCAATACCTCTTAGGTAAGCTTGGAACTTTTTATTAGATAAAGATTCGGCAAGAAACTCATCTACATTAGATAGTCCGTACCATTCTGACACTGAATCAGCATTCTGTTTCGCATAGCTATCAATGTCATTTAAACTACCACGAATGTTTTTAAATTGTTCTGGAGCATTCTCTACAGCCGTCATGTAAGTTTTAAGAATCTTACGAAGAGGTTCTGGTTGGGCTACATCATCAGACATAGCTGCAACAGTAGCTAAATAATCCTCACCTTTAAGGTTACGGTTAACTGCTGAAATCTCTACTGGGATCTTAGTTACAACAGAAGCGTGTACCATTTCATGGAATAATGTAGCTTCAGAGAACACTTGTTTTGGATCTACTTTACCTTCAAAGACACCTGTGCGAGCTGTGTATAACCCAATATTACCTCTACCTGTACGAGGATCAAACGGATTGAAGTCACCAGCTTGTTGGTTACTAAAGTAAAGTTCTATATCAGTATTGAAAAACTCATCGTTACCTTCATTAAGTTTCTTTAATGCTGCAAAGCCTTTACGAACTTCTGGAGTTGTGCCTCCTTCAGATAAACGATCTAAAGCAAAACCTACAGTAGCTCCTCTACCTACAACTGACTCAGCTGTTTTAGTAGCTTTACCTTTAGCTTCTTTCGCCATAGCTTTTACTATGTTGTAAGTCTCAGCTTCACTAACACCTAGTTGTGATCGTAGTTCTGGTTCAGTTATCTGACCACCAAAGCGTGTTGATCCAGTTTCTTTCTGTCCCCAAAGAGATACACCCTTTGTTACAGACTCTGACATATCTTTGTTGATATCAATGATGTGAGCTTCTTGAGCAATCTGTCTACCTTCTTGATCACCACCACGGATGAACTGATAGCTTTTATCAAACTCTTTTGACATCATGAACTCTAACGCATTGTCATCAATTAGACCGTCAGTTTCCATATCATCCCCATATCTTTCTCCCATACGGTCAGCCACATCGTCTCGGAGAGTAAAGACAAACTCATCCATAGTCATCTTTTTGTTACCAGATTTTAAGACAACACGCATACCATCCATAGCATTATCATATATGATATCCTCTAGTCCGTATTCCATATAACTCTGACCAGACTCATCTTCTCCTAAGAACGAGCGTAAAGCGTCCATTTTATCTACCTCTTCTCGTTTACCTATGATTTTTAAATCCTCTACTCTAGACTTAGTACCAAATGATGCCCCTAATCTTTTCAAAGCAGCTGGCATCTTCTCATCATACTGTTGCATAAACGGAGCTGGTTTAACCCCAACTGCGTAATCTTCAGCTTCCCAACCTTCTGGTTTAGCATCTAACTCATCTGCGGCTGTTTTACCAAAATAATTTTCTAATTCTTTTTTGTTTTTAACAACAACATCTTT